ACTTGCTCGACTAAAGTTTCCTCTGGCTTAATATAATCAACCAGTGACTTAATAAAACCTAGTGCAACAATTGGTAAAACTGCTCCTGAAATAATAGCAAGCATACGTTTTTGATAAATTAAGTCTTCTTCTTGAAGACCAAATAATTCAATCCAACCTGTAAAATTTTCTAAGTGAGAAAAGGCATAATAGGTATTTCCCATAGCCTGCATTGCAGTTAAGAGTATAAAAAGTCCCCAAACAATACTCTTATTCATTTTATCTAAAACAATAAGAGATGCAAGCGAAGCGGCTGCACCGACTTCAAATCCAATTGCGAGGGAAACTGCAAGCCACATAGGATTAGACAATTTAAAAAAGTCTACTACGTGGATAGTTGAAATAATTGATACTAAGAGATATAGAGTAACAAAGGAACCAATTATAAAGTAATGGGTTGCTCTAGATTTCATTATTTTGCTCCAAGTTTTTTCAATTCAGCATCAATATCAGATTGACGTTGAACGTCTAACATTTTGCGGTCAGTCGCTTGAATCATGCGTTTTTCGGCCTTAAGACCTTCAATTTCAAGATCCTTTTTTGTTGCTAACGAGTCTAGGGCAATTAATTGCTTTTTAACTTTAGTAACTTCACGATCTACTCCGCAAGATTTCATATAGGTTAAAACTAATAAAAAGATTACTACTTTTAAACCGTGCTTTTGTAAAAATTGTTCTACTTTGTTCATAATTTAAGATTATTTGATACTATTATTTATTTGCTATTTACAGTTTGCCATACGTGGGACCAATCTACTTGACCCAGGGCAGGTACTACAAATACAGCAAATATTAAAAATAGGATAATTGGATAGATTATTACATATAGGATTCTCTCTAGGGAAACCTGCTTAAAATCAAAATCCATCCATACTAAATATGCATATACCTCTGGAGTTTTAATTCTTCTAAAACCGGTTTTAAGAAAATCAATTATTCCAAGTCTGGTGATTGGATCGTTATAATCAGCAAGGGATTCTTTAACCTGCATTATTTCAAATCCCTTAAGGTCATCGGTATTTAGTAAAACCTCAGGCTGAAGATTTTTAACATAGTATAATCTGCCAAGTCGGGTTCTTCTTAGATTTAGCTTTTCAAGTTCACCGCTTTTCTCTAATTCAGAGACTATCGATATGTACTTTCTAAATAAGACCAATTCCTTAATTAAAGAAATTAGCTTAGTAATAAAAACAATAGGGTTTAGATATTTCATTAGAAAAGGTCTTTTATTTTTTCAACCAGTTCTGGGTTACTTTCCAAAACTGAGTCTTTTAATATTTTACGTGCTTTTCGTATTTTAGTTTTAACAGTATTAAGATTCATCTCGTACTTATCTGCAATATCAGCGCCTTTCATTTTATTTAGCTCCTTATCGATTAGGATAGATTTTTCCAAAGATTCTGGCATTTCTTCAATTGCCAGCATGGTTGCAGTATAGAGATTTTCTAAAGAGTATTCCTTTTCTAGATTATCTCGACTATCATCTACTAAAAATAGAGAATTTCCTATTTTATCAATATCAGTAGTCATTTGCTGTTTTAATTTATGCAAATGTAGTAGAGATTCATTTCTTGCTATTGTGTAGATCCAAGTGGTAAATCTGTATTTTGGATTATAACTGTCAAGCGACTTAAAAATCTTAAAGAAAGTATTATGCAAGACCTCTTCGGTTTCATCTGTATCGTTAAAGAATTTCCAAATGAAGTATTTAAGTTTTGGTTCCATTATACGAACTAACCTGTTTCTGTCTCTTTCTGTGAATTTTTTAGCAACGATAGCTTCGGCTAATTGCTGCATTTCATCATTAAGTCTGCGGTTTAAATCTTCGTAGCCGGTTACCTTTTTGTTTACTGCCATAAAAATATTTTTCTAGTAGAGTTATTGTACTTAATTAATTTACCAATTAACCTTATTATTTGCCTTCCACGTATCGTATCTTTCAGTAATTTCAATTAATATCTTATTACGAACAATATCCGAGTCTCCAAAGGTATGAATTCCCATTCCTTTGATTCCATCCATCATTTCAATAAATTTAGGAAGTGCCACTTTGTCTCTAGATATGTCATATTGACTTACGTCTCCACAAATAAGGACTTTTGAATTTTTACCCATTCTAGTAATAAACAGCATTAGCTGACGAAAATCTGCATTTTGTGCTTCGTCTAATACCATTAAACAATTATCAAAGGTTGCTCCACGCATATAGGCAAGGGGTCTAAATTCAATAAGGCCGTCCCCTTCTAATTTTATTAAATTATCCCAACCAACAATTTTTTCAAGGTTGGTTCTATAACTTTCCATAAATGGATCAATTTTCTCTTTAATATCCCCTGGTAAAAATCCAAGTTTCTCACCAGACTCCTGAATAGGCTTCGACAAAATTATTCTTTGAATTTTATCTTCTGTATGTAGCTTCATTGATGCGTAACATGCAACAAATGTTTTACTTGTTCCAGCTGGACCATGACATAGTGTAATGTCATTATTCATAATTTTATCAAAGTATTCCTTTTGTGAAGGTTTAAGCGAAACCTGTTTTAATAAATCTGGAATGGATTGTGCAGCAGCACCTCTTCTTTTTGCGGATTTTTGCATTAGTTAATTTGATTTTTTAATTTCTTCAATTAATGAAACGCATGTTTGACACATTTCATAGTCTTCAATTTTTTCAAAGTGCTTTTTAGCCTTTTCGATTGCATCTTCCCAACCATCTCGTAAGACGAATGCATCAATTTCAGATTCAGCAACTTTAACATTAGGCAATTCAGCAACATCAATATCATTTTCGATTGCCTTTTGAATTGCAGCGATAGTTCGTCTAAAAATAACGTCTCTATCTCGGGTTAAGTCAAAATTAATCATTCCTCTATATTAATTTTTTTGATCTCCATAAAATCCAGATAATACCTGTTTATATGAATCTAAATAAGTTTCATCAAATACTTGTCTTTGTCCAGGCTTCTTCATTTGTGGAGTATCGTTTAGATAACCTACTAAATCTGAGGTAATCTTGGACGATCCTTCGCCCTGGGTTGAATTTAGAATAGTCTCCATTACAATCTTTTTGTATTCTTCACCAGCCCTGTCCCAAACATCAGTTCCCAACTCTAAAAAACTTGGAGAATCGAAAAATGCAGCAGTGTTAACGCAAGTCATTGCCAAGTCATCATTACCACTTTGACTTCGATATGTACCATTAGTAGATCGGCCAAATGATCCTAGTTCCATTACTGTTTTACTTTCATTTGGTAAAATCTTGTTTACATTAACGTGATACTTAAATCTTTCGCAAAATTTAATTTTATTAGTAACGCTTAATTTAAGTCCAGGTTTAAGTAATTTAGTTGCTTCCGTATGTTTAGAATGTATTAATTGTCCTGGCCAATATTGATCATTATTTGAAATCTTATCTAAAATAAAGTCTCCTTTGTGGTTTAACTCAATTAAGACCTTAAGATTTTCAAAATTAAAAAGTCTATAGACTAAATATTCTAGGACTTGAGCATATTCATTAATAGTTTGTTTATTACTTCTCCAAGTTGCAACTTGTACAAGTGAAATACAATCTAATTCAGATTTAATTAAGTTTTTAATTGGCTCAAGAGTTTTTATTGGAAGAGCTACTGCTTTAAAGATATTAATAACCGAAAAGTCTTTACCTGTTCCATCCGCAGTATCTACTGAAAATACATATTGATCTGGGGAATTTCTAAAATCTTGCTCATCCCAATCCTTTAAATTAGGGTGAACTGTAAAGTTTCCTTCCATTAGAGCAAGTACCTCTGGGTCCCAGTTAATATTAAGAGGTTCTTCGTATTTTGTTGCAATGCTAAAGATTTTCTTAAGATCCTTTGATGATAATAAAAGGCGATCTGATGAAAAGAACTGTAATCCATATTCCTGATTAAAATCTTCTTCAGATCCCATATTAGCAATAGTTTCAGCTTTCCACTTGTCATCTCTACCTGGAACCTGCCACCAATCTACTCTTAATGGAGTATAGGTATTTAGTCCATTTAAGGCATCCATATAGATTTCATAGAATCGGTTCATTCCATTTGGAGTTGAGGTAATAATAATCTTAGAAGTCGTGGATGCTGAAATAGTAGGATAGATTGCTCGATAAAAGAAATCTAGATATGCTGGTGAAATGTGAGCAAACTCATCAATGTATAGCAGGTGAATAGTAAAACCAATACCTGTATTTTTGGTTGTAGTACGACCAATTAATCTGCAGCCATTATCGAACTTCATCGACATTACGTTATTGGAAATACAGCCAGGTTTTAGGAAAAACGGTAGATTTTCAAAAATAGATTTAATTTTGTCCACAACCTCTTTGGTAGTAGATGCAATATTGGCAACAGCTAGAACATTTTTATCAGTATGGAAAATAAGATACCATGCAACAAAAACACCGGACATTACAGTTTTACCAATTTGACGACTTGCCATTAAGATATTAAAACGATTTGCACCAAATGCTCGGATAATTTCCTCTTGATAATCTCTTAAGATAATTTGTTCAACTCCATATTCAGTTAAAACCTGTGCATACTTATTTGCAAAATAACCAACATCAGATTTGCACCTCTTAATTTCTTCAAGTTCTTCTGGAGTATATTCAAATACTAAATTTGGTTTTTTCCAAGCTGGATCATTATCCTTAAATGGTGAATTTTTGATAGTTTTAATATCAATTAATCCATTTTCAAAATCAGCAAGTAATTGGTCGATCTTTTTGGTAGTCCAAACTGCACTATTTTCAGTATCATCCATTTTGGATATCTGTACGCTGGTCCTACCGCCTTTTGATAGAAAGTCTTTCATAATTAGATTATTTCAAAAATGGTTGAGTTTAGATCTTCATCATCTTCATCCTTTTGAATCAAATGTTCTAATCCTCTCTCAGTCATTAGTGAATTTTTTTCGTTTGGATTAGTCAACCTATTATCGAAATCTTGATCAAGCTTTTCTCCTTCAATTTCTTTCATAATATTCTTAGTACCGGCTGTAACATAATATTCTCCAGATTGAAGTGCATTTACAGAAGAGGCAGGGAGCCCTGCTTGGTCTCCCCTTGAATCAACTTCACTACGCATTTTCTTGTACGTATCCTCCAGGAAAAGCATATAATTTGCTTGAGTTTTGGTAACTGTAGTAAGACGGTCCTGTAATTGAGACATTACTTCAAATAAACGAGGATGAGCTGCACCCTGATTAATTTCTTCCATAATTCTTTCAATTGCCATCTTAATGGTTTTATGCTGAAAGAACATGGTCTCGATATTCATATTATCGAGTTCTTTCTTCTGTTTTAGGTAATCGTGTTGAGTAATTAGACCTAAATCTACATAAAACTTAAATAGGGAATCTGTGATCTCAAGAGCTTTCTTCTTGAAACCTGAACTCATTTCATCAAAATCAATAGGTGGATTTTGTTCAAGTTCATTAAAACGATCATCGACAATATCATTTTCTGAAGTATCTCCAGAATAGGTACTTAAAAAACTTTCAAGTTCGTTTTTTATTTGGGTTTTCTTTTCTTTGCTGATCACTAGACTTAGTTTAATTTTGTCTCGTTCTTATCCAGGGCTGGGTTAGCAAATATTTTAATTTTTTTGACCGCTTCAATATTGTTAAATACAATTGCATCCAATTTTAATAAGAATTTATCCATAAAGGCCGAAATTCCCAAAAGGTGTGGAGAAACTGATTTTTCTATAATCTTATTTCTGTAATTAAATCCTACGTAAAGACGAGCCTCTTTACGGTCTATATGTTTTCTAAAAATTGAATCTCTATGCATAAAATTAAAGTGTTGTTTGATCCCTGAAGAATACGTTTATTGCACATAATTTATCATCAGAAAGACCTGATTCGTAAGTGTTACCAGTTCTATCCTTAAATCCTCCTCTAATAATTGCAAACTCACTAGGCTGAATTATAATATCGTTAAATTCATCTAATCCAACCAATGGAGGATTAGTTTTAGTCGAATTTGCAATTGCTGAAAGTTCATTTGCTTCTCCAATAATTTGAATACTAACTGAATCTACTCCATCGATTCCTTCAATT